CATCTTATTTTGGATTCCGATGCTGAACACGGACAAGATACAGGAACCGCCGTTAGTGAAGAAAGAGTCAAAGAAGCCTTCGAAGCCGATCTCGTTTCAGTCTTGTCTGACTGCGAATCTCTCTACGGAGATTTTGGAGATTTGCCAGAAGATGCTCAGGAAATAATTGCTAATATGATATTCAATATGGGTCGGCCTCGTTTGTCTAAGTTCAAAGGAATGAAACGTGGTGTTGATGCTCGTGATTGGAACGCAGCTGCTGATGAGATGGTAGATAGTGCTTGGTATCGTCAAGTACCAAATCGTGCAAAACGATTAGTAGAAAGAATGCGTAAAGTATAAGTGACTTGACAAATCTAAATAAATAAGGTATAGTTATATAATGTTTAATCATATGAATGTGGAGTTGCCCCCTATAAGCGCAACAACAACTAATGGTGTTCGTCTTTATGAAACACCAGAAGGAAACAAGTATCCTTCAATCACAACTATTCTATCAGTCCGTAATAAATCTGGATTGGTGGAATGGCGTAAACGTGTAGGCGAAAAGACTGCAAACTACATTGCTGGTAAGGCCGCTGCAAGGGGAACTAAGGTTCACCATATGTGTGAGGACTACCTCAACAATGAGAATATAGAGCACCACCAAAAAGATTTTTTGCCTTGGTGTTTGTTTAATCAGTTAAATAAATTATTTATCAATATAAATAACATTCATGCACAAGAAGCTGGACTCTATAGTGATAAATACAGAGTGGCTGGTAGAGTTGATTGTATTGCAGAATACAATGGCATACTATCTATCATAGACTTCAAAACATCAACCAAAGAACGCAATGATCAATGGAATGAAAACTATTACATTCAATGTGCAGCTTATGCAGAGATGTATGGGGAAAGAACAGGTACAGAAATAGAGCAGATTGTTATTCTATGTGTAACTGAAGATGGTACTGTACAAGAGTTTGTAAAACAGAAGTATGATTACCTTGATGCGTTGGAAGAAACCGCTTCTGAATGGAGAAAGAAAAATGAAACACCTAGTACAAGTAATGGCGGTGTTTCTGTTAATGGGTTGTCAAACCAACAATAATATTCCCAAAGACACAATATCGCCCGCACCAATAACAGAATCTAAAAAACCAGACATAATGATAGCTCCTGATCCTGTTCCAAAAGCGGTGCAGATAAACAAACCAGTTATTTGTGGAGATTCCGCTACAGTCCTATCAGGACTGATAAAGAATACTGGAGAACAACCTGTTATGATGTGGAATGATGAAACACGTGGCCACCAACTTGTGGTTATGATGAATAGAGAAAGTAAGACGGTAAGTGTTTTAGAATGGCCTATGCCTGATCTTGTTTGTATGATTTCTTCTGGAGTTAATGCTTCGTTTAATGGAGAACTTAATCAAAAGAAACCAGTTGGTTTTAAAATTTCTCATTAAAGGGTATTGACTTTATAGGTTCTGTATGGTATAAATATAATACAATTTGATGATACGAATTGAAGACTGAACTGGACTTGGGGGCAGTACCCAACGCCTCCACCACAAGCACATCGGGTTGATGCATCGTAATTAAAGGTCCAGTAACCTTGCCTGATGTGTTTTTGATGGGGGCGAAATAGGATCGACAGGCAGGGACAGATGAGTGGAGAATTGTCGGATGACTCCGTTATTGGTCAAAAACTATAGATGCAAACGATAATGTATCATATGAGGGTTTTGCACTAGCTGCATAATCTGTCGGGGTTCGGGAGATACCTAGCAACAGAAATCTCCCACTTTATTTAAAAGGGTATTGACATATTACTATTGTTATGTTATACTCTGTTATAATACGAATTTAAGTGACGGGAACCTATTCCTATATCGACACTTAATAGAGTTTGGTAGTTCTCTTTTATAGGACTAAAAACTACCATTTTAAAAGTTGAAATAGTTTCAGCTTATTTCGTAATGTTAAGGAAAACATTTAAATGACTACCACTACCACTACCGCTACCACACAGGCCGCTCGGGTCGAAAACGCACTTGTTAACGGTGCAGAACTAACCGCAAAACAGATTACTGCACGTTATGGTGTTAAGAATGTTCGCTCGGTTATTAGTAAACTTCGTTCAGAAGGTTTATCAATCTACTTGAATAAGCGTGTATCATCTTTTGATGGCGCGTCTTATATGAAGTACATGATTGGTACTCCAACACGAGCAGTTGTTGCAGCTGGATACAAAGCACTACGCTCAGCGTAATGTTTTTCGGGTGATGTCGTAATACATCCGTGGGGGTCTATGGTTAACCCCCAACTTTTATTAATTAATATTGGACTACATGAGATGAATAATACAAAAACTTTTTCATTAGAGATTGAAAGTATTGCGAGAGAAAAAAGAATAACTCATATGGAAGCTGTTCTTTGGCATTGTGATAAACAAGGGATTGAACCAGATACGGTGAGTTCTCTTATATCCAAAAGTCTTAAAGAAAAGATTGAAGCAAACGCTAGAGAGCTCAACTTTCTTCCAAGACAGGCACAGTTACCAGTTTAATGTATAAAATCTATACACGAAAAACTTGTATTTACTGTGACATGGCTAAATCTTTAATGAAAGAAAATGATATTGATTTTATGGAAGTTAATATTGATTTTGATAATGAAGAAAGACTTTTACTTAAAGAACAAGGCCATAAAACTGTGCCACAAATCTATGATGAAGGAAATAATCACATTGGTGGTTATACAGACCTTCTAGACATTTTTAAAAAGGAAATATAAATGTTTGCATTATTATTACTCGTACCACTAATAGGATCACTATTCGTTGTGCAAAATTCAGAAGCTATTCAAAAGTTTGAAAAACAAGTTTCAGAGGGTTATGAATGGAATTATGTTGGCTCACAACCTTTAGACCCTAAAGACAAGAATATTTCTTTACAGGTTCAAGGAAGTGATCCATACATCATCTTTAAATTAAAGAAACCAGTAGAGTAATGTTTAAAGGATTAATACAAGCAATCATAGTATTAATCCCTACATATATTACTGCTTATCTTACAGATAAAATGATATATGTTATTCCGATGTTGGCTGCAGTAAGTTTTATTGCATCCAGTATTGCCCCCGCAACAAGTCGAAGAGTAGATGAAGACGGATATAAAAAAGATGATGGAACCGATTGACGTTTACATTATGTATTGTGCAATGAAAGCACATTTTAGTAGAAAAGACTATGACTTTAATAAGTATGGTGGAAAGACTAAAGTATCCAGAGATTCTTTCTTCAAACGTAAAGACAGGCATTTCTTTGTCAAACTTTCAAGAAAATATAAAACTACAATTGAAATAAAAAACTATTATATCTCTAATTTCATTAAAGATAAAAGAGGATACATTGCTAACTTTAGTGATGATAATTACAAATCGTGGTTACTTAAAAGATCAGGCTTCTTTGAACAATTTGTAATAGAGTTAAGTCCTTACATAAAAGAATTTCAGCCTCTATTTGAAGTTGAAGGTAACAATCATCCAAAACTATTAAAAGAGTTTTTAGGTAGTAGAGTATCATTAGAAACTATGATTGTATTGGATGAGCTTGTTGAATACGGTAAGAATTGGGATAAACTATTAGAAGGCGATATTATATGGATTGATTTAAAAAAATTGATGGAAAATTACAAAGGGTTCTTGACAATTAATAAAAACTTGTATAGAATGAAACTACTGAAACTAATAGAGGAGTCCAGTTAAATGGAACTTACAGTACACTTGGATGGTAATCCTACCATTCGTGAAGAAGGATTTTTTGAGAGCAAAGTAACTGCTCTAGAAAATCAAATTAAGGCATTACAATTTGATAATGCTGAGTTGGTTAGTCTAAGTGACGAGCTTCGTGAAAGAGTCACGAAAATTGCTACTCGTTTTCCTAGTCAAAAAGGAAATCAACCAAGAAGGAATGATCGCTTTAACAACAAGCGTGACTAAATGGAACGCCGGCGTAGCTCAGTTGGTAGAGCGGTTGATTTGTAATCAATAGGTCGTGGGTTCGATCCCTGCCGCCGGCACCATTAAAGAGGAATAATATGGAAGTTAAATTTGTAGATAAAATGGGAAGTGATCTTTCTGTGGTTAATGCCGCAAGAGTATCATTTGCAAAAACATCTGAATGGGAATCGATTCCAGAAGCAGGGCCTGTAGAAGGTTTGTTGTCTATTCAAGATGAGAAATTAATCAACTACCTTGCAAAACATAATCACTGGAGTCCCTTTGGTCATGCATCTATACAGTTCCATATCAAGGCTCCTATATTTGTTGCAAGACAATTAGTCAAACATCAAGTTGGTCTAGTATGGAATGAAGTATCAAGGCGTTATGTTGATGATGCGGTAGAGTTTTATGAACCTAAAGAATGGAGACTTGCAGCTGAGAATAAGAAGCAAGGTTCTTCTGATGAAACTGTAGAATATGGTGTAAGTTCTACATATCAATGGTGCAACGAAACATATAAAAATATGTTAAAAGCTGGAATTGCACCAGAGATGGCCAGAATGGTCTTGCCACAATCAATGTATACTGAATGGTATTGGAGTGGAACACTAATGGCATTTGCTCGTGTATGCAATCTACGATGCAAACCAGACACACAACTAGAAACTCAAATGGTTGCTAACCAAATAGATGAGATAGGAAAAGAAATGTTTCCTGTATCATGGGAAGCACTAAGAGATATATAATGTCAAAAGCCTTAGTAATAGGAAACGGTGAATCAAGATCATGGTATAAACCATGTGAGAAAAAAATAATGTCTAATGATGTTATTACTTGGGGCTGTAATGCAATCTATCGTGATGGTGATGTAGACAACCTTGTTGCAATGGACTATGGTATGCAACAGGAAATTTATGACTCTGAATATCAAAAAACACACAATTGTTGGTTTGCAGATTGGTCTGTATTACCAGCAGAAGTTGCAGAAATGACTCTTATGGGATTTGACTTACCACCAAATTTTATTCATAGGAGTAAAAACAAAACTGCTAATTGTGTGATACAAGGAAAAGACCCAGCCACCATACAACAAAGAATTGATGCATTGAAAGAACTAAATGCAAATTTAGATATGGATGATTTGCAAAAGAAATTGACAAAAGATGTTGGAGTTTGGATAACCTATGTTGATGATAATGATACTGTTAAAAACATAGAATCTCCTAGAGGATGGGCTGCAGGGACTACTGCATTACATCTTGCTTGTCAACAGGGGGCAACAGAAGTTTATATGTTAGGTTTTGATTTATCTGCTAAAAATGAATTATTAAATAATATATATAAAGGAACAAACTACTATTTACCATCAGATGCAAAGGGTTTCAATCCACAAAATTGGGTGAAACAGTTGGTATCTGTTTTTAAAGAGTTTACGAATACACAATTTTATTGGGTAGAACCTAAACATAATATTGGAGCTTCAAGTTCCAAGCATGGTTACTTAACTGATAAAGTTGTGATAAGAGACTTGACAAAAGCAGAACTTTGTGATACACTACGTATACAATAATAAATCGCATATATTAACATAAGGAGAATACATATGTCGTTAGCTACAATGAAAAAGTCCAATTCCTTGGACAAACTGCTCGGTGCAGTTCAAACCGAAAATGCCCCACAAGAAAAGAAGTCCTATGCAGATGAACGTCTGTGGAAACCAGTGGTAGATAAATCAGGTAATGGTTATGCCGTTATTCGTTTTCTTCCAGCTGTTGAAGGTGAAGACCTTCCTTGGGCAAAAGTCTGGAACCATGCGTTTCAAGGCCCTACTGGTCAATGGTATATTGAGAACTCTCTCACCACCATTGGACAAAACGATCCTGTATCAGAAATGAACTCTGCATACTGGAACTCTGGTGTAGAATCTGATAAGGAAATTGCACGTAAACAGAAACGTAAGTTGCAATACTTTGCAAACATTCTGGTTGTACAGGATAAAGCAAATCCTCAAAATGAGGGTAAAGTAATGCTCTATCGTTTTGGTAAGAAAATCTTTGATAAGTGTATGGAAGCTATGCAACCAGCATTTGAAGATGAAACTCCAGTGAATCCATTTGATTTCTGGGAAGGTGCAGAATTTAAATTGAAGATTCGTAAGGTAGATGGTTATTGGAATTATGACAAATCTGAGTTTGGTGCTGCATCACCATTGTTTGATAATGATGATGAGATTGAAGCAGTATGGAACAAAGAGTATCCTCTTTCAGAGTTTTCAGCTGAATCTAATTTCAAGTCTTATGATGAGTTGAAGACTCGTTTGGGTAC